GATGAAGTTATTATTCCTAATGAGTCACATTCATTTACTTATGAAGTAACTGACCTGATGGGTTTTCGGCCTCTTAGTGGGTTTGATGAAAATGGAAAATTAAAATATAGAAAGTTATGTGGAGCAACAGGAGCAAATACTGGAAAGGTTATTCCCGTTGATTCTAATTTTGCCAATAATGAAAGATATGTTTTTGCGGGAGATAAGCAAGAATTATTTATAAGAGACGGCAATACTTTTATTTCATTAGGAACAATAAATACCTTTTCGGGTTCTTCACCCTATACAATCACTACTACCAATACCATTACTGCCACAATAGATTCAAATACTGAATTATATATTAAAAGAGCATTGAATCCGCTATACATAAATAATACTTATCATATTGCTTGTTCGTGGGATAATGAAAATAAACAGGTGCTTATATTTTTTAATGGTAAATTAGTCAAAGCAGGAACACATACTCAAACCGATTCATTTAGTATGGAAGGAGAAGATTTTTACATTGGTGCAAACGGTAGCGGAACAACAGGAGCAAATTCCGCAACGACTAATAATCAATTTATGGGTGAATTACACGAACTTTGTATTACTAATGTTAGAAGAACTGATTTTAATGGATTATATAATTTATTACCTAATTACAATAATACTGTTTTATATCTTAGATTTGAAGAGGTGGATGAATAATGGTTGTAGATTTAAGTCCGTCAAGTGCAAAGGCAGATGCACCCACTAATCCTTTATTTACAAATACTGCTAGTTCAACGGACGTATTAACAACCGCTATTTCTAAAAATGGGCTTGTCTCAGGCATTACTCCTGAATATCACGATGGAGGTGGAAGTCGGTCAATTTTATTTCATAGGGTTGATGGTCTGCGTAATTTAAGCACAACAAAAGGATTTAGAATAAAATGCTATGATGCTCTAACTGGAGAAGGAATACAATTAAGCACATCTAATTCTGATTTTAATACTCATAATTATTTTGTTATGCTCTATCCACATGATTCTAAAAAGCATCATTTTGCTAGAATAACAGAATTAATTACAGAAGATGAAGAAGGAGATGCTTTTGAGTTTGAACCCAAATTAGGAAACGAAATACCAAAAGGCACACCATTTAGAATCATTAAAGGACACCCATTAACTAATACAGATATTGTTGCTTTTTCTGCAATAGTAAAAGGAGATATATCTACTACTTTAAATTGTGCAAGACCTAACTTTTATTTCTTTAATGATTTACTAGACAAAAAAAATCAATTAGACCATAATACAAAATATTACTGTATGCAAGAAGTAGACTCTTCAACAAATAATATTGCTACTTTTAATTCAACAAATGCTGTCACATTTAGAACAGTTCAGGATTTTGGGAAAGTAGTAATTGATTATAGTAAATTCACCCATAGAGTTACTTTAACAGATAAATTAAGAACCTTAGATGATACAATTAGTGGCTCAATTACTATTAACGAAGGAGGAACAATTACTGCTGATACTAATGATTATGATGAAATGTTCCCAAATGCAAGAAGAGATACTGATGATGACATTAACACTAGCCGTGATTATGAAGGGCCAATAAGATATTTGCATTATGATTTTTCACCAACTAAATCTAATATTTTATATAATGTTTATGAACACACAAATACTGAATCTATTGATGGGAAGGGCGGTTTTTCTAAAAGTTCTATTGTCGATAACGGGAGAATAATGTCAAAAAAAGTAAAAGAATTTACTTCATACAGGGTAAGACATTTAGTTCATAGAGGAGATTTATCTGAATTTTTCGCTTTAGATGCAAGATTTAGTTCTGCTTCATCTAACGTTTTTACCTTTAATGTTGGTTATGATTTAAGGGATGTTTTAAATATCAAAGATGAAATCAAATTAGGCGATAAAATTTTAATTATCAATGATATTGCTACTCCTTCGGGGAATACTCAAGAGGTTACCTTAGAATCCTCCACAAACCCCTATGCAAGAACGGAGAATGACGGAGTTTTTACCGCACAGGCTGTCAGCCCATCAAGCGGAGAAGTGCTTCACAGGCGAGCATATAACCCAATCGACAACACACTTATGCTTGATACTCGGCTTATTTCTGGTAGGTTTAGTAAGTTATTTGTGGGCTTTTCTTCATTAAATAACGAAGGAAGATTTGCAGAAATTACTGCTTGTGATGGAAAAAAATCAATGATTACTTTATCTTTCCCTGATGCTAGTTATACTGATAATACTACCAATTATTTAACAGGAGAATATGGAATCTATTTACAAAGATTTGATGGCGAAATTGAAAATATAGAAATTAAAAAAGAAGAGGGTCAATCAATTATGGCTTTAGAAGGTAGAGATAATTTTAATAAACTATTATCTCCTATTGTAAATCTAAACACTTTATTTACAGAAGATATCGTTTATTCTTCTGATAGCCCATATAATAAATTATCTCAAATTGATTCTACAACATTTACTGTTGCATTAGGGGCTACAAGTTTAGCGACGGGTGTTGCTGTTTCTGCTTTTGATATAGTTCCAACAGCAGGAGATAAAATATTTACTGTTAATGGTTATATTGGGAAAATTCTTACTGCTACTGGCGACCCATTAACAATTACTTTTACTCCTGCTATGACTGAAGTTAATGCAGAAAAAATTTATATTGATACTGAGAAAAACTATATTTTAAACAAGACTCTTAGTTCTTCTCATATTGCTACAAATAGGGCTTCCTCTTTATTAGGGGCAGCCAATAAAGGATTTATTTTTACTTCTGGAAATAAAATTGACATAAGCGATGGAACAGAAGATGAAACTTTAGTCTTAAGTAGTGCCAATACTAATCCTGATGCAATAGGCTATGCTGTAAATAATCCTTCTAGTATAGATAGAGATAATCCTTTTCAATCAAAACTAAAAGATGAGCATGGTAGTGGCGGTGTTTCAACTTTTAATACAGTCAATACTTTGATTGATTTTGAAATTGTTAAAACATCCACTAAGGATAATCAAACTATTCTTGAACTCGCTCCATATGTTCCTATTACTATGGGGGCATATACTGAAAATGACAATTTAGGTAAAGATGTTGAAGATAACCCTTTAAGTAAGTTTTATACTGACGTTAATACAGCAGGTTCAAGTTCAGATTTAGGAACTGCACAATCAGGAAGTGGTGGTGGAAGCGGATTAGTAAAAGTAACAAATACAAATGCTCGTAATGTAAAAATAGGAGACAGAATTTATACTGCTGTAATGGTTACAAGTTCAGATAATCTACAAGAATATTATTTTACTTTTTTAGGAAAAGCAGTAAAGGTTTCGGAACAATCTACTTCTGGTGGAACTGCTTTTGATATTTACTTAGATAATTCAATTAATGCCTCTATTGTGGGAAAAAACATTTATGTATTAACAAAACAAACTCATGATTTAGCATTAGTAAATGGAGCGCATCTTTGGGGCGGAAAAATACTTATTTCCCCTCATCCACAAACAGTATCTACTACTGGATTAAAGGGTTTAGTTCCGCTAAATGTTAAGAATACAACTGGAACAAAAGACTATAATAATAAATTTGGACAAATGTATTACAAAGGTATTTTTATGGGAAATGGAACCTTTGCCCCATACACTCCCCTTCAATCATCTAAAAGCGGTGAAGATTTTATTAAATGGTATTCAAAAAATAAAAGTAATTTAAGTTATCTTTTGAGGTCATATCGTTTTAAGCCAAATATTGCTTCTAGTAATTTAATTAATTATGATACTACTGATTCGTCTCATAGAGTTTTACCTTTACACGCAAGAGGAAATACAAGCCCATATGGTTCTAATGTCTTTTCAAAAATTCATCTTACTTCTGTTGAAAATTTAGTTTTAGATTCAGAACCATTTAGGTCAATTAATTTTTTCCATGATATTGATGCTTCTGCTGCTAGAAAATTTTTATATGTAAATGGAGATATTTTACCATATTCTTCTTTAAGAGAAGATAGTTTAATGCACCAGACTTCAGGAAGTATGACCAAAAATATTGATAACTATAATATGTTTTTATTAGAAAATAAAAACATAGGCGATAAGAAGATACAAGGAGGAGAAATAACTAAATTACAAGATTCAAATTTTCAAACTATTTCTTTCTCAACTGAACAAGACCTATCTACTCTTAAGAGATTTGGTATGGCAAGATTAACAGAAGTTTGTTTTGATTATTTATTTAATCCAGTTAATCCAGAAAAACCACTTACAAAAACTTATCCTTACGGTTCAGGAGGAAGGTGGTATGCTTATCAAATAACTGATTTAGGAACAATTAGTATTTCAAATACTTCATTAACTACTACCACTTCAATTAGCCCAAGCGCAGGAGATAAAATATATGATGACAAAGGAAACTTTATTGGTGCATATTCTTCAGGTTCAGGAACAAATATTACTTTAGCAGCAAATGGACTATTAACAGATGGTGGTTCAGCAGCAACAAAAGGATATTTGGTAGAAGAAGATACATACCAATATAAAGTTAAAGGAAGGGGCGTTAATGATACTATTTGGAGAGCAAACGGCATTCATCACTTAAAGGGAGCAATTGTTCCTGAAGATTCACAATATGGATTAGCGGCAGGCGATAATATCAAAATAGCAAATGATGGAGACGATGTTTCTACAACCAACCAAGAGGTATATCTACCTGCTATTATTGAAGCAGCCAATCAAAATGCATATAGTAAGATAGGTAATGCTGAAAATTTCTCTTCTAGGGTTATATTAAGAATGGGAGATAATAAATCACATAAAGGATTAGTCGGAGTAGTTTTAGATAGGTTTAACATTGAAAATGGAGGTAAATACCGTCTTGTTGAAGGAAATACTACTCAAGTGTTTGCAGGACATAATGCCGTATTAGTAGAAGAGGACTATACGGATGTTTCAAATACTAATGAAAATACCCATATGCTATTAACTGCACCTGCCGATTATGGATATAAAAATTATGAAAATCCTTCTACTTCTTCTGCTAGTAATCCTTCTGCTTCAGGAGATGCGGCAAAAGCGGCTGATGGGGCATTTATTGTTTTTAAACCGAGACTTTGGGTTGAATCAGGAAATAGAAGTCAAGATACCACTAACACTAAATCTTCTAATGGGGTTTTAATTAAGAATGAATTTGACATATCCTCTTCAAATATGTGGTTAGACCATATAGATTTGACTGGTTGCTATTTAGCAAGCGAGAACGGGCAAGACATATCATTAATTAATAGTGATTCGGGAACAGAAACTTCTCGTAAGACTTGTTATGGATTAAGACCCACCACCTTAACATATGTTATTTCTCACGAAGTAGATGAATCTAATTCAAGCCTTCATCATATTATAACAGATAAAACCTTAACTAATGATGTTGCATATAGGCCTTTACAATTAAATGATGTTTGTTTTTATGACTTTATGCCAAAAACATTTTACTTAAATACTCTAATGTCTGAATATACTAAAATAGCAAATAAAAATGAAGTATATGATATTAACAGCGGATATTTTCATAGAGAAGGAATTGATAGAAGCGCAAGTAATGATAAACTAGACGAAGGAATAAGGTCTATGTTTGTTATATTAGATACAGATAGACAAACAACAGAAACTGATTTAGTTGTTAGAGATGGTGATGATTTCATAAGTGAATATTTAACAGATGATAACTACTCATTTTATATTACTGATGGAGATAAAGGAGTAAAAACAAATGTTGAGATTTCAGATTTATCAGGAATAGGAAAAATCACATTTGATAAAATGACGTTTAAGAAAGGAGTTGTTTCTGTTTCTGAAACATTTACAGTCAGTTCAAAAGAAGAATTAAAAATTAATCCAGATAGGGCTTGCATTGGTTCAACTGTTCAATTAGGATTAGAAGGAGAAGATTTAATCAATGAACTTCTTGAACAAGAAGAAATTCAGTTTGAATTACCATCAACAACAGATACTCCTATTTTCTTAGCACCTAATTATCAAGGGGTTGATTTATATTCAGCATTACGATTTATTTTAGAAAGAAAAGATATGAAACTTATTGAAGAAAATGGCGTATTTAAAGTAAAACAAAATGATGCTAATGAACATTATACTGATATTATTATAGATGATAGCGGAGACTACTACATTTTTGAATTTGAAAAGGTTTCTACTGTTTTTGATTTTCATAATGAAGTTATAGTTTATGGTTCTTCTCATAAAGCAATTCGTAAAGATATTCGCTCTATACAAAAAAGAGGAAGAAAAACTCTTGAAGTGGTTGATAATACGCTTGGAACTAAACAAGAAGTAGAAAAACGAGCAACGGCTCTTATACGGCTACATTCTACTTTGAATGAAAAACTATCAATTAAATTAAATAATCGAGGAATAAATCAATTAAGGGTTGGCGATATTGTTCATGTTGAAATAACAAGAGAAAATATTGAAATGAGAGAATACATAGTTCTTCAAATGGAACATGAATTAACTGGCTTTGTTACTTTAGAATTAGGTAGATATAGCAAAGACTTAGCCGATGTGTTTGCAGAATTATTTTTAAGTAATAGAGAAAACAAAGCAGCATTAAGAAGTAAAAATACAGACACTAATGAATTAGGATTTAACTTTTTAGATAGTATTAATATAAAAGAATTGAAATTATTGGTAAGAACAAGAACAGCAAGCGGTGGCTTTAAGTTCGGCTTCGGCACAGCATTTAACACGGCAACGACCCCCTTCGGCTTTTCAGGCGGAACGATTACATACAATACTTTAATTGATGAGGATTTAGCATGATTGTAGATAAATTAAGAGAACTGATTGTTGATGAAATTCAAACCCAAGTAGGAAAGGCAGATTTAGGTTTAGGAGGAAACTCAACGAATCCTACTGCTACTTCCTTAGATGTTGCTTTAGGATTATCTACTTCACAGGCTACTTTAGTAGAATCTGAATCTAACTTAAACGTAATAGAATTTAAAATTACTGTTTCAGGTAGTGATATTGACGGTAAAGTTATCCGTGAAGCAGGTCTTTTAACAAGTGCTGATGCACTATTACAAAGAATTAACTTTGATGGGATTGGCCCAATAGCAACAACAGATACTCTTGAAATTTTTATTTTAGTGGAGGTTGAGTGAAATGGTAAATAATCCGAACAAATATTCCGAGATGGGAACAGGTGGCAGTTTAAACGATATTAGAGACGATGATGATTTTCCCCATGTGGGAATTATTAAGGCTTTAGCAGACGGTTTAGGACAAAACTTTGCAGTAAGTGGTTTTGATGCTTCATCTATTAGTGCTACAAGTGTGACTATTGCTAATGGGAAGATTTTCCGAGATGGAAAATTAGTGGACATTACTGGCGATACTTTGACTATTTCTGCTGGAAGTTCTGGAACAGGCAATACTTATGCTTTATTGGTTGCACCTGCTAGTGGAAATGTAACTAGGAGATTAAATACTGTTAAAGGTAAAACTCCTTCTATTACCGCAGGAGATACTATTATTGGGGTTTTGGTTCATACGGGTTCTAATCCAATGCAATTACAATATCTTACTTTGGATAAGACTGAAAATTCAGTAAGTATAGGTCAAAATAATAGTAGCACAGCATATATTGAAGAAGGAAAAATTACTGCTCCTACTGGTTCATCTGGTCAAGGAATTGATATTGTTACTACTACTACAAATAGTAATATTAGAATTACTCCTAATGGGAACGGCAAAATCATTCTTGATGGCTTAAACTGGCCTATTGCTGATGGTTCTGCTGACCAAGTATTAAAGACAAGTGGGGGAGGACAATTATCATTTACTGATTTACCCTCAGCAGGAATATCAAACGTAGTAGAAGATACTACTCCACAATTAGGCGGTATGTTAGATGTTAATGGTCAATCAATTGGAGATGGAAGCCTAGAACTCTTAAAATTTACTGAAACAGCAAGTGCAGTAAATGAATTGACAATTACTAATGCAGCAACAGGTAATGGCCCAATTTTAGAAGCAACGGGTGATGACACTAATATTGATTTAAATATCAATACAAAGGGAACAACCAGTTCTGTTAAAATTAATAGTGGTATGATATTAGATAATGGCCATATTACAGTAGGAAATCAAGATTCTAATATTGCACTTACTACTACGACAGGAACAACAGTAGGGCGACACTTAGATATTAGTGCTGGTTCTACTGCTAAAGGCTCAAATAATCTTAATGGCGGAAATTTAAATTTAAAGTCGGGAGGGGGAGATGGAACAGGAACATCAGTTATAACCTTCCATACAAAGGTAGATGGAACAGATGATGCTGATGAAAGAATGAGAATTGATACTTTAGGTAATTTATTAGTTGGAGGAACAGGAACATCAAGCACTAAATTGGGAGTAGTGGGTGCAGTTGGGGCTAGAGCATATCATGGGGCTTTTACTGAATTTACAGGTAATGGTATAGCAGGGGCAAATGTTCTTAATTTAGATGCTTCAAGCATGAGAACAATTCTTACCCGTTCTCCTGCTTCTCATCCTAATCCACCAAATGAAGTAGCAATAGTATGTCCAGTTTCTACAACGATTGAAGGTTGGGAATGTAGAATACTTTGTCAAGAAAATGCGGGTGGGGCTGATAACACATTTGTAGTTACACAGGGTTCTGATGAAGTTCATGATATTACTGGTGCAACAATAGCGGATAGTAGCGGAACAACCTTTTCTTTGGTTGCGGGTAAAGCGTATCAACTAATTTGTATAACAAACAATAGATTTATACTGTATCAAATCAACTGATTAATATGGAATTGGTCATACTGGCTATAATAGCCTTTATCTGTGGCTTTCTTGTAACATGGTTAGCCACAATTGACGATTTATAACCAACTTTTTCGTTAGCAATTTTTCATATGAAAAAACTGGAACGCCACAACACAGTTTGCTAATAGGCGTAAATTCTCTCATTTAGCCCAACAAAATTCGTAATAAGCGAATTTAAAATTGAACATTGGAAAAAATCCAAAAAAAAAGAGAGGGAGCATACGCTCCCCCTCAATTTGTTTTTTCCGACCAAATGGCATTACAGGCTCTACATTCCCACAATTTTACTTGTTCAGTAGAACCAACATAAAAGCCAAGTAATCGTCTTGCTACTGTCTTTTCTTTACAGTAGAAACATTCTTGCTTTAATGCCATATCATCACTTTTGGCTATCGTCGCCCATCAAACGCTTCATATATTCTTCAACGCTTTCATCGGTGATATTAGTTCCACCAAAAGCAGCAAAGAATAAAAGCATAAGTATTGCAACGAAAAAGATTAAACCAATTATTTCCCATGTTGTCATTACCACATCACCTCTAATTCTTTATGTTCTCCTTTTTCCAAAGAAAAAGCCTTAACGATACCATTTGTTTGCCCATACTTCCAAAGGTCATAGACTAATTGAGTATCTTTCATACAATACTCAACAACCTCGTCATACTGACCTGCTTTCCATAATTTAGGAGCATCTGCACTATCCATTAATTTAAAATCATTCATAGTGCATTTTACTAGATTTTTTAATTGAAATCTTTCTCCATGCTCTTTTAAAAGTATTTTTGAAGTATCAATAAATTGTTCTTCTTTAATATACTTATTAATACAATAAATGTCCATAGAATCCCTAAGAATAGGTAAATCAAAAGCCTTAATGTTATGCCCCAGTAATAGCCCTCCCTTCTGAAAATGATTATCTAAATCATATTTAAGTTCAGAAAGAGGCTTAATATCGTGGCCTGATTTAGCAAAGGTATCAACAGGTTCATCAACATAAACCGTTCCATTTTGCCCATCCCACGTTGCTACGGTTGATACTTGAAACATATGAGTATTGCCAAAACCACCAATGTCATAAGACATATTTTTGGTTTCTAAATCAATAGCCAATACTGACATATCATTCACCGCTAGACCAAAGTTTGCTAATCTTTTCCGTTTCTTTATCTACTTTAGGTTCCTCGTCTGTGTCTGTTCTTCTTTTCAAGAAACAAACAATTTGAGAACCAGCAACAATTAGTTGAGAACAGCATTCCCAACCATCTTCGCCATAAGTATTTAATGTATCAATAATTACTTTTGGCCCTTTTGCTACTTCAAAAACTAGGTATGTATTTTCCCACTTCATTCTTCATCACTCCTTATTAACTTAACATAAGTCCTATTACTTGCACCTTTTTGTTCCTCAAACTTGTGTCTAATTACATCAAAATGCCTATACACCTGCGCTCTTGATTTTTTTGCTTTGGTTCGGACTTCTGTTAAGAGTGTTGTTTTATTGACAAAACCTTCATCATCTTTCTTCATTTTGCTATAAACATCCATAAAGAGTGATTCAAGCGAGTTCTCGGCTATGCTCTTGCGCTTCGCTCGTAGGCTATCAGTTAGCCAATCGACCAATGACCTATAACATTGTCGGACGATTGTTGAGGCTTGACGGACATTATGCCCTGTAACAACGAATCTTTGGTTTTTATCTTTAATTGAAGGAGCAGATGCAACACTACAAAGAACAGACATTTTATACAGAATCTTCATCAAACGGGTGGTAAAATTACCCGCAATCTTAGCAACATGGCTCGGATAAGATTGAATATACATACGCATACTTTCGTATTCAAGTCTTAGAACTTGATTAAAGTCTGGAGTATATTTCATTGTTTTAAGAGGGTCGCCTCCTACTTCATTAAATCTATCACGGGCTAATTCATAGAGAGTAAAGATAGCATCTGCATATTTGTTAATTGGTGAATTAACTTCTTCAACTGTTCCTGCTTTTTCGATTTGTTCAAGACGCATCTTATGTTGAATAAATTCAGGAACATCCCAAACATATAATAGCATTCTTTGTAGGACACCTTTTTCCGCCATAACATCGTTTAGGTTGGTTGGAGGATAAGTCATCGCCAAAACAGAACGCTCACAAAAACATTCCATAATCATGCCACCAAAAGAAGTCAAAGCCTTAGAAATAATCCAAGACTCCCCTGCTAATGAGTTCATCAAAGTATTGAGATATACAATAGAATTTTCTTTGTGTTGGCTTTGTTTAAAGATACCAGAATATTCAAACTCATCCCAATGAGCAAGCCCATTTCCTTCTAAAACTCCTGGCCTTCTATTATATTCAACTTCTCCGTCATCATCAAGTTCTTTATCATATCCTCCAATAAGAACAGAATCAGTATAATCTGTTACACCAAAAGTATTGAAGATACGATTCATAGGTAAGTTATTTCTTACAAATGGCGGGTGTTTATTGCTAGAATTAATCTTAGCAAATGTTCTTTCTGCAACTGGCCCGACAAAGTTCCATAATGTAGATTTGCCAGTTCCACTTGTTTGAACCCAACAAAAATGTATTCTTGTATCTTCGTGGTTTCTTCCATTAGGAATAGTAATAAAATCTTTTACTACTTGACCTAGAATGTTAAAGAAACAAATCCCAGCAGGAATATCATTATAATGTGATACTTCAACTGCTGATGCTTGAAATTCTCTAACAATTGCTGGTAATGCTTCGCTAAAAACACCTGCGTTTGATTCAAGTGCTTCCATATATTCTTCTTCGTTGTATTCTTCATTCATATTTTCACCTTCTCTTCCGAGTTTAATGTGGAGATTATTCTGTTGGCTAAGGTTTCTCCGATTCCCTCAATGGCTTGTAATTCAAATGCTGAACACTCACCTATTTCCATAATAGAGCCAAATTCTTTTATTAGTTGTTTTGCTTTTTTAATTGATACGCCTTTGATACTGCTTAATAAATCTAGTCTTAAATCATCTGTTGTTAATCTTTTAAATACTTGTGGTGCTATTACATCTCTTGTCATTGGTTTCATTTTACTTACTGCTGTTATAATTAATGCTGCTTCTTCTTCTGTTTCTACCCATACTGGTTTTACATCTGTATCAAGAATTAACCTGCCAATAGCACCGAGAAACTTCTGGTTTAGCATAACATTTCTAGTGCTAATTGGCATTTTACTGGGTGAATTTTGTATTACATTCATAATTGCTTCATCAAGACTACCATGAATAATTACTACATTTGTTTTATAGTGCCTATCCATATTATCAATTTGAGTCCATAATCTTTTTGACATTACTGACCCTAAGAAATCTGTGGTGGACTTTGCTTCAAAACAAACATCATCATAAACATAATCGCCTATCTCAATCCAACGCTGTTCATACTGTATATTTAAGCCCTTTGCTTTTTGCATAACCAGTTTGGCTAATTTAGACTTCTCTCTTGAATCAATTATCAGCATTATGATACCTCCAACATTTACCGACACAATATCCATCACTAATTAATTTATCACAATGGGGTGTATTGTAGTTATTGAATACTGTAAATCTTGCGTGTTTTCTTGTTTCGTTTTTATCCCAATCAAGCCATACTGAATCAGATTCAGCAAATACTCTTTCAAGTTCTTCAACGACTAATTCAAGCACTTTCAATTTCTCTTGTCCTGAAGATAAATCACGATAGCCCGATAGTAAATCACGATACCATGAAACAAGGTATGCTCTTGACATATGCGAAGGATTCTCCGTCATTACCGCATTATGCAAACAGGGCAACATTGGGAGTTTTCCTATTGTATCGGGAACAGAAATCTCGCCTCCAATCGCTTCAATGGGGGGTGCATCGGGAAACACAACCTCAAAATTACCGCCCTTCTTGAACGGAATATGGCGAGGCTTCTTAGCAATTGATAGTATTTCTTCAAGAGACAAAGAAAGGTCATCAACGGTCAAAGGAACGCAATAATAAGGATTACCGTTCTCATCGGCTGATGACATATTAACTGTATTTGGAACTCTTCGTAGTCTTGTTGTTTGACCTACTCTATCATCAAGAGTATTTTTACTTCCGACTTTTGCTCTCAAATATTCTTTAATTTCACGGAAAAATGTTTGAACATTTCTCATATTATTTGTTCTTTGTCCAAATAAAAACAAATGAAATCCTCGACCTGAGAAAAACAAAGTGTGTTGATAATCGTTTGTAATAATCAATTCCATCACCTTTTTAACATCTCGCCAAGCCAAATCTAATTCATCTTCGTGTGCATCAAAATCAAGAAAGATTCTATCAATAATAACTGAGGATTCTACTTTTGCTTTCTCCGAAAAATGTTCAAAGTCATAGACCGTAGTATATACATTCGTCCTGTTATTTTGAGCATTAATAAACTTAGCATAATCATTCCTCACTAAGACGACTTTTCTTTTCATTTGTGGTGCGTTCTTTATGTGGCTTCCCGCCCACACTTCTCTCGGAAACTTCATTATCTTTACCTCCAAAATTAATTGTTGCTCCATTGAGCAATTGTTTTATTATCATAGCAATTTCACCGTTTAATACAGTCATTACCGTTAGTTTGAGAACATCTTCAAAATATGCACCAACATAATCTTCTTTAATTCGCAAGTCTTGAATTAGTTTGAACTTTTCAATAAGTGTCATTTCTGAATAAATGTCTTGCGATAAATCGGCTACTGTATCATTGAGATTAGAAATCTCATTGAATGTCCAATTTCTACCAAGCACTTTCTTTTCAATTAGTTCTTTCATTTTCTCCCTCCATAGTCATTATTTTCATAATAAGAAAATCACTAAACGACAAAGGCGGTTGGTAATTAAACTTCACTTGGTCATATAACTTCTTTAGTTCAATTTTATGCTCTACAATTTTTTCTCTTTTTACTAATGTTTTTCTCATATTATCACAACCACGCATCCTCTTGAGCCGCAGGACAAATACCATAATAAGAACAATACTCAGAACAGGTTTGTCTCCAAAATTTGGCTGGAAATTCTTTCTGTTCATAAGAATGAATTAACTTAGCGATATTATCCCATAGTGCGCTCATTGACCTCTTCTTTACTGCTTCGACAGTAATATGATTAGCAACAGGATAATACCAACCCCAATGACTTACTTCCATATCTTTTGTCAAACCATGTTTTTCAAGAATTTCTTCAGGACAATTTTCAATCATCAATTGATAGAATGCCATTTCTTGACGCATTCCACTCATTTTAGAGTCTTTCCAACCACCAGTCTTGTATTCAAAAGGAATTAGTTTGCCATTTTCAATAAATACACGGTCAATAATACCTTGAAGTCTTACTACATAGTCTCTTTGAAGAGGATATTTTTTACTTACATTCTTAGGAACAGTAATTTCACAATCAAATAACTTCTCATTAATTACTGGTAGAAACTCATCTACTCTTTCTTCACTTCTTGCTTCAATAAATCGTTGTGCTTCAAATGCTGCTACTGTTAATGAAATATCAAAATAGTCATCAACAGGCATCAAAGAGGTGCAGTATTCAAGAACTTCTGAATTGTTCATAGATTCTGCTTTCTTAATATCAAATTCATCGAAGAAGGCTTCTCTATGATTGTGTAGTATTGTTCCCTTTCTCATGGCTTCTGTTTGGTCTTGAGGTAATCTTTGAATATAAGCGAACTCATATTTCTTAGGACACCAACCGAAACTATTTACCAAAGAAGATTTACTTATCTTTAAGATTGGTTTGGATGGGTCATCATAGTTTTCCGCTTGCCAATCATAAGTAAATGGCCTCATTGATTTAATTCTCGCTTCATATTTTTCTTCTTTATTCATCTTTTATTCCCCCTATATTGTGGGTGGTCTTTTAATTCCCATTCTCTAAGTTCTCTAGCCGCCCAATTCCATTCAGCAACAATTATATCGTGCAAATAAATCATGTAATCCTCAAACTCCCATTCAGCAGGTATAAATCCTTCAACCCTTGCGTTTTGATAATCTTCGTATAACTTTTCTTTTCTTTTATCTAATTCTTCTTTATTCATATTTACCACCATTCGTCAAGGCTTGACTGTAATTTTCCTGTCCGTATGGCCGATATATCCCAGTCCATAGCCTTGAAAATCGGTTCGGCCTTCTTTACCACTTGCGAGGCATAAAACGCCAAGTCTGGACGATAACTCGTCAAATCCTTGACGGTTATGCCTGATATGTATTCAACTTCTCGCCTTTCTTGCGTTAAAGGATGCGTATAAAAATCATTTACGCCCTTTACTTTTAAATAAATATAAGAGTCATCAAAATTAGCGTCTTTCTTTTCCCAAGCATACAAAACACCCGCAATACCAGCACCAAATGTAGGTTTTTTTCCTTCAAGTGTTGTAAATTTAGTCGTTTCT